CTCGTGTTGCGGTGGTCGCTCGTGTTACTGACATATCGCCAGAACCATCGGACGGAATGACGGAATATAATTTGCCCTCCTTATATCCGTTTGGCGTTATGCAAATACTAGCCTGTGATAATAAACTCATATCTTTCTAATTTTACAAAGTTAGTTTTATTCTTGCAGTATCCATTAAGCATAGCAGATAAAGTAGTATATTTCATACCGATACTATTAGCGGCTTCTTTCATTGTATTATAAATTACGTTATTTTCAAAATCAAGTATTTTTTTTGAAGCAGGGTTATTTCCTCCGCTAATAGCCTTAGCTTGCTTCAAACGTGATTCTTTAGTAATAATCTGCAAAGTTCTTTTTTCTCTTATTAATGTTTTGGCTTCTTCCGTGTGAGTCTTACCTTTAAAAGTGCTTACTTTTCCTTTTTTAGATTCAGATAATTTTCTGCACCATTCAGCATTTCTTATCATTCCAACTGGAATAGTTCTTACTCCTCTTCTTCTTTCTGAAATTTTCTTTCTGACCTCAGGAGTGACATTTATAGTTCCTTCACCACCATCTGTTAAATTACACAAAATACCTGTTCCTATATCTTTCCTGCCATATTCTTTTATTAAAAGCATCTCTAAATCTATAGCATCTTCTAATGATAAATTTTCAGCTAATATTTCAATAGAATATCCATGCTTAGAAACAATATTTTTCCAGTATGCGCTTCTTTTATTTTTTGTATATGGTCTAATTTTTGTTCCAATACCTACATAAAATACAGATCCGTCATCATTTCTACGATGTCTATAAACTAATTTACCATCTGTATCTAATAGGCTCATGAGATCTGTTGTAAACTTGTTAGAAATGATATTAAACAGTTTTGTGCCTCAAATGTACCGCCATCAGCTTGAACTCTGTTACGAAACGATACAGCTATATAGTTAGGGTCGCCAATATAGTTTGCCCCAACAGCATTTAATATGCCACCAATGATCCACATATTACCACATTGCTACGATATTGCTAGCCGTTGTGTTGGCAGCAAATACTCTTACAACATTGACAGGAAGTGTTGTCCCGCCTAATACGTTTGTGAATACCACATCATCGCCGCCCTCGGTTAAAACGCGAAGGTTGCCACCAGTGCCAATATAAAGGACACAAGGCCAGCTTGGAGTCGTTCCGTCACCGCCTACGTATGGGATGTTCACAGTGTCGCTCGGTGTAACTAATGCTGCGCGCTGTACTTGTAATTTTTGATATGCCATCTCTTTTTAATTTATAAGACAAAGATAGGCAATATTTTAAAACGAAAAAGCCACCGGTTAAGGTGGCTCGACTTTTTATAGTAGTTTAGTTTTATTCGTATTTCACCGCTCTAGCCATTTCAACTACCGCTGAATCAGTACCATCGTTTAATTGAACAGCAAATAATAAATAGTTGTCAACAGTTGGGTCAAATGCAACCGATGTTTGTGCTGTACTTGTTGCAGCATAATCAGACAATGCAGTTGTATTTGCAGGATAAACAGTTAGTGTATTTGCACTTATTCTAGCAGTTCTAATACCCTGAATTAAAGTATTTGGATTTGAACTAAACCATGCTAAAGCATTTGCTCCTGTTAATGTATTAGATGTATTAATATAAACAGTAGAAGAATAATTTGCAGCAGTACCTGTTTTTTGATACCTAGCCATAAACTCAAGAGCTCCTCCTGCAGATGTAAATGTATTTGCAGGAATAAGAATATTTTGAGAGATTGTAGTGTTTGTCGTACCTGTTACAGCCGTTCCGTTTGTTACTTTTAAATCAATAACAGATGGGTTTGCTGAAACATTCTGAGACACAGTGTCAATAACATCTTGCATTGTATATATCTCACGCTGCGAATTAGCTAATGCTGATCCACGCTCAACTGTTTGAACACCTGCCGGTACTGTGTGGAACTTTTGTCCCGATGGAATTGTTGCCATATATTATTTTTTTACGCTCTTGCCGTTTGCTCCGTTTCGAGCTCGGTTTTTACTTGGGTTTTCTTTTACAAATTTACCACTTTTTGTGGAACTCATATCAGGCCCTCCTTTCCCGTCGATACCATTGGCACGACGAGCTTTCGTATGATCAGCCCGATACTTCTTTCGCTCTTCAGTAGAATTCAATTCACGCTGATATTCACGCCTCTTCTCCGCTGCCTTCGGATTGGCCGCGTAATACTTCGATGTCTTGCTTTGTCCCATAGAACAGTTTATTTATTAGTAGATCTGGGTTGTTAAGAGAGTCCTGCCTCTCTTGACATCCACAGTTTTCAGTCTTCTCAATGCCAATAGCAGAAGCGACTGCTGCGATGGTGTCACCTAGACCTTTGTGATTTCTTATAATTAGCATAGTTCTGCATTGCTTCTTTTCTAGCGTCGCCTTTCTTCCAAGCGCCAAATGCCATCTTCTCAGCTCTCTTAGCTGTGGCAAACTTCACGACCTCACCCCTCTTCTTGGCCTCATTGTAGGCCTCTGAGGTGTTTGGCATGTCAGTCCAATCCTTGTACTCATGCGACCCTGGTTTGTTTGGGAAAACGGTTGGAAATGCCTCCTTACCACGGCTAGACATCAAGTGTGAGGATACCTCACCGTTTGGCATGTTGACATACTCTTCGCCACGCATCTCACGGATCCTTTTCTTCTTTCCTAAAAACTCAATATCCTTATTCTTGAATGGTATATTGTTCATCCTTTCTTCCATTTAGTGCTAGGTGATGCAGTCTTGCTTGGACTCCACTTAACTTTATCAGCCCAAAACGCAGCACTCATCTTACCTTTTGATATATTCTTGGCGTGACGGCTTTTGAAAGCATCACGTTGACCTGCAGTCTGATTGGTCTTAACACCCTGCTGCCCAAAGCGAATCAATTTTACTTCATCACCTTCTTTGGCAACCACAACGTGGCTCTTTGTAGGGTGACTTGGTGTACGCTTAGGCTTATTGAAGCCCTCAACGCCCGCTCTTTCTAACCTTGGGTCTTTCATCTTTCTTTGCTGTTTTAGCGGCATCTTTAAAGTTCTGAGCTTTTGGTGCTCCCTTCTCGCCTGGTTTGCGCATCTTCTCACCTGATCCAGCTTTAATTCGCTCTCTTTTTGCGTGAATGTTGCTATATAGTCCCATTATCAATATATTTGTACAAATATAATGAAAGTTAGAAAAACAATCATCTACGAAAGGATAGTACAACGCGAACCGCTGAAGTATGACTTTCTTACAGAGTGGGCAATCGTTAGACGATGGGCCCAAGTAAACTATGGCATCAGACTGTCAGATCTTGAGATGCTGTTCTTTTTACATGGCAACAGACTGTTCAGAAAGTCAGACTTTGACGAATACAAGAACTTCATGACCTGGGATAGAGACCGCTTCAACAGATTGTTGAAAGAGGGATGGATAACAGAATGGCGACAGAAAAATTACAACGAAGGCCAGCTGTATGAGGTGTCTTTTAAGGCCAAGAAAATGATTACGTCGATCTATAAGAAGTTGACCGGTGAAGAACCAATACCAACATCTGTAAGACGCAATAAGGCCTTCCGAAAAAACGCACCGTTCAATCAGAAGACCTTAGCTATTGCAATCACAGATTTTAATCGAAGACGCAAACAACGTCCTTCTCCTGAATTATAGTCATCCTTTCATTATCAAGGATGATCTCGTGGCTTTGCACTTTGTCGTAAAGGATAGTATCCTCGGAATTTATGCCGAGGATGTTATCGCCTACTTTGTAGACAATAGCCTTATGGTAACGCATCTCATTGGCGTCCTCGCCAGTCAGAAGCAAACCACTCTTGGTCTGCTTTTGCTCACTTACTCGCTTAACGAGCAAGTATTTACTTAATACCTTCATCTGCTCTGATATTTGTGATTATTGCATTTGTGCTCATGATTGTAGTCGCTACAGACACAGCGTTCAATAAGGCGTTCTTTGTAACCTTAGCCGGGTCAATAATACCAAGCTTGATCATGTCACCATACTGCTCACCCTTCACGTCATAGCCCTCGTTAGGGAATGGTATGATGCTGTCCATGATTTCTTGAGCGTCCTTGCCAGCGTTCACAAGTATCTGCCACATTGGAGCTGTTATAGCTCTGAACATAATTCGCTCAGCAGCACTTATCTTGCCGCGTAAATGCGTGATTGCATACTCAAATAGAGCAACACCGCCTCCAGGAAGGATACCCTCCTCTAAGGCCGCCTCAACAGCGCAGACAGCGTCATCGATGCGATCGCGCTTCTCCTTCTGCTCAATGTCACTGAGAGCACCTACGTAGATCACAGCAACACCACCTGATAGATTGGCTGCACGCTCCTTGCGGTTATCCATCTCTTCTTTAGTGATGCCGTCGAAGATAGTCTCGTTGATGTCGGCAATGCGCGCGTCTATGCTATCTTGAGAGCTAGCATAAGGCATAAAGATCGTATGGTCCTTGCCAACAATCACCTTAGAGCACCTACCTAGGTGTGCCACATCAATCAACGACAAGTCATCACCAGTGTCCTCACTGAAATATGTGCCGTCCAATGCGATCGCTAGGTCTTCCAACAAATCTTTCTGACGGTACCCGAAGTTCGGCGGCATAATGTGGCATGCCTTGATCTTGCCCTGAGCGACATTTATATTAAGGGTATTAAGTGCAGCAGGTGTCATCTCACCGATGATGAGTAGTGACTTGTTCTGTGCGACAACATGTTGGAGAACGCGCTCAATGTTGAGCAGGTTATTGATCTCTTGGTCAGTGATCAAGACATATGGGTTCTCTAGGATGGCCTCCTGGCGCTTGTAGTCAGTGATGAAATGGCGACTAGTCCAACCTCGGTCAGTCTTAATCCCCTTGATCACCTCAACATACGTGTTGTGGTCCTTGCTGTTCTCAACAGATACCATCTTAACCTCACTGAACGCGTCAGCGATCATGCCACCAATTGTCGTGTCATTGTTTGCACTGATAGACGCAACGTCCTTAAGCTTCTTACCTGAGAGCTTCTTGGCTCGTTTGGTCAAATGCTTCACAACGTCAGTTGTGATCTCATTGATCTCACGGATCACCTCAGTCACGTTGTCATCTGAAGTAATTACATCGGATGCCGCATCAACAATGGCCTCAGCGATCACGATTGACGTGGTTGTGCCATCACCTGCAACAGTAGCTGTCTTCTCAGCAGCCTGTCGCATCATCATAACAGCCAAATTCTCAACCGGGTCGTAGAGATTGATCGACTTAGCGACCGTCACACCGTCCTTTGTTACTGTAATACCACCAACGTGATGCTCTGATTCAATCAAGACCGTCCGGCCTCGCGCACCTAATGTGCTTTTTACAGCTCCAGCGATCGTTTTGATGCCTTTAATGAGCTTTTTACGACCTTCGTCGCCTAAATGTACATGTTTTACTACCATTTTATTAGATTTATGTCACAAATTTAGTCAAATTTAGGACATTAGTCTAATTATAATGAAAAAACCCCTCGATTTCGAGGGGCTTCATGTTTGTTATCTCATTCCGTAGCCTTTTAAGGACTTTACTTGTGCCTTAATTGTGTTTCGATTGGCTGCATTCTCTTGAGCAGCTCTGTAACCAGTAGCCATGCCAGGTACGTCAAGCGGATTTTTTGATCCAATGAACTTACTAGCACTTCGTGCTTGACGAATGTCAGCCGTTGTAGCCTTAACACCAGCCATGTTACCTTCTTTAGCGTATTGTTTGCGCTGAGACTTCATCTCACCCTTATATTGGTCGATAGATGACTTAGGCGACGCAATAAAGCTCTCACCTAAATTACTCTTAGATGCGTATGAAGCGAACTGCTTAAGCTGCTTATTGGATACACCCTTTGTGCTAGGGATGTAGTCACCAAACCAACCCTCAGTGGCTGTGCTCTTTGGCTTTGCCTGCTTGAGTGAGCCACCTGTGGCGATCTTTGTTGGCTTCATAGTGGCCATCTTGGTCATCTTCTCGTTCTTTGGCGTGTCCTTGAACTCACCCATCTTTGTAGATTTAGCCGTTCTGGTGTATGAAACATCACCACCACTTCTGATAACTGGCTCATCAAAGTCTTCACTTAACTTATTGGTCTTGCCGGTTAAGTAACTCTTCAATTCTGCCGGTACACCCTTTCGGTTGAACTCAGCTGATCTCTGACCCTTTTGGTATTGAGATCTTACTTCAGGCCAGCTTGTTCCTGTTCCTCCACTTGATAAGCTAGCGCCTACAAAACTAGGGTCAGCTACGCGAGCTCCTGTCTTTGGGTCTACTATCTTGGTCTTCTTTACTGCCATGTTATAGATAATTTAAAAATAAAAAAATGAAAAAGAAACTCCGGCCTAAGTTCCCCTTCTGAAGGCAAATAGTCAAAACCTACTGATAGGCCGAACGTCGGATAGAGTGTAATTATCATACTGCAAATATAAGGATTATCAGATATATGGATTGTTTGGGTAATACCCCCAATGCACGCGAGCCGGCGCGAAAGGAAAACGATCTGTAGTTGACCCCGGGGGGTCTGCTTTCCGAACTTTTCGGCCGGATTTTTTGGCTTTTCCAGTAGGCCTGCCGTTTGTCGTCAATACCAATACAGGCGGGCTACAGGCCTTACTGCCGTTTGTCATGTCGCGCGCTAGGCTTGTCTTATAATTTGCATTATGTTAAATAGAATGTAATTAAAAGCAAGCGGCGCGCCTGCCGTTCGGCTGGTCAATCGGTCGGCCTGCCGTTGCGTTGTGCGTGTTGGTTGCAGGTGTGGAAGGTGGGGGTTGCCCTTACCTACAAAAAAAATGATCAAATCATTTCACGCGCTTCCTGGAAACGCATATTTTGTAACTACCTGTAAATCAACCTTTTACATTCAAAAGACAACCTGTCCTTATTTAGAATGAATATAAATTAGCATAAAATGTGAAAATAATTGTCAAAGTATAGTTGACAATCAAAATAGTTATTGTAGTTTTACATCAAGCAAACGAGCTAACAACAACACTTGACAAGCGACACACATGGGGGATTCAATTACGACTCTTAGTTCTAGCAGTCACTGCGACAGAGACTAGATGAAAGTAATAAGAGCTTAGGAGAAACCTACTGAGAACGAACATGAATGCGAGAAGCGAGCTTATAAACTCAGCATATCAGTCAAGTAAATTAATAAATGCAAGCCTTTAGACGTACAAGCGACGAGCCATGTTGCTAAAGGTGACCCAAAAGATAAAGCACTGCTAAGCTCCTTTCGAGGATACAGCCGAGGCAGCTGCGGTTCAAAGTAGGTCTGCTACACTAGCTCTAAGCTCAGTTCATTGACATACGATACTATTTGAGGCCATAAGCGGTGCTGAGGCCAACACAATAGCACAAATCTAGGACGAACCTAGGGCATGCAGTACATTACTCAGGTGGCTGCATGTCGACACCACAGCGCAAGCTGTAGGGAATAAAAGAGAGCATGCGGTTTCACGCGGCATGCAAAGCATTAGGTGCAGTTAGGATGACTAATTAATGAGAGCGATACTCACTGCACCACTAAAACAACACAACATGGAAATAGGTAAAAGAGTAACATTTGGAGTTAATCAAAGCCCAATAGTTGAGGACAATGTACTTATTGTTTCTATTGAACAAGACGACGTCCAAAGCCCCACATTTGTATATGAACGTATGAATGGTGAACGTAGAACTGCATTTTTAAACAACATTAAATTAATCAACAATGGAAACTAGAGTAATCAGAATCGAGGGCCGTTACGAAATCATCGGTTTCTTCCAAGAAGGCGTACTAATCAAGACACGCAAATTATTAATCCCTTTTAGATACAGATAATGAATGAGAGAATCAATATGAAGCAATCATTAATAGATGCAATGGTTGCTTACGAAATTATGAAAGGTAGAACCAACATTTCAAAACAAACATTAGCCAACTTCGGCTTATTTGCTAACCAATTAACACACCCAAAACAATGACAACACTACAAACATTCAAAGCTATCATCAACGGGACGTTGGTGGTAGTTGACCAGATCAAAGGCAACAACGGACGTCAAGACATCCGCTACAAATTGCATCGCACAGAGTACACCAACAATGGTTGGGTGGTTGTTTTCCCGGAGACAACGTTGCATGCCGATGACTATTGGAGATTGCACCCACAGCAGGTTAACTGATGAGCACTTCAATAGTCGAAACATGAGCGAGTTCACGAGCTCACTCATGTCTTAACCAATTAAAAAAAAACAACATGAAAGCAGTTATCATCGTAGCAAAGGCCATCCAAATATGCATGGCAAGTTCAGTAGGCATTGCAGTAGCATTTGCCTTGTACAAAGTAGTTACAAACCAAGCCACCGGCATGACAATCTAATGAATGCGACACTTCAATTCTTTAATCGCTCCGGCAAGGTCGTTGTGATTAGGCGCGAGTTCAGCGACAAAAAACACCTAGACAATTTTATCAACTACACCACACGCCGGTTCGGGTACTCACTCGACGAGGTGTGGTATTAAACTTAGAAGCTATGAAATTATTTGCAGTCCACCATGTGTTTGATTGTTTAGACTACAACGAACACTTTTATTTCCAGTCATTCGGTGAAGCGTTTGACCTATTCACTGAAATCAAAGAAGCCATCCAAACGCACAGAACAATAGTCGAAACTTACACCGACTCAACTGATGAGTTTTCCGTGCACTTAGACGACGGCTTAGAAAGAGTATACATCCAAACAATTGACCTATGAAACTAGTAGACAAAGACACTATACCAATCAAAGGTGTTATGTACACTCTGAATGGTGAATATGAATTAGTTGGTGAGTTGGGTATATCCGACTACCTTATTGTTAAATGCCCTGAGACGGGCCAATGCTTTATAATAAAATGAAAATCGTAATCACACAACACTACGGGTTTGCCCACTACTGGACATTAATCTACCGCAACAAACGCTATCACTTAGGCCAAGACGTAAAGTTCTGCAATCGCGTTCTCAATATGCTACCACGCGACGTGGTCGAAGCAATCGGTGACAACGACCTGAGTAACGAGAAGACCAACAGAAAGCTCGCTCGCTTCATCGTTTCAACGCTGAAGGAAAGACACTTGATCAACTTTAAAAACTTACAGACATGGGAACTTTGTGCAGACTAAAAGATTGGATTGCCGATGGCAATGTCACAATCATCAATGGCTTCTACGCCACGCAATGCAGCCAATACACCAACCGACTCACCTTACGCCAACTTGTGGCGTATTTTATCAGAGAATACGGCGTATGACGCTACAGCCCTTATAAACACTAGGTTCATGACGACTCATGACGACTTTATGACGACTTTTTTTCATATAACACACTGTTTCTCAGTGTGTTACACCGAAATATGACGAAATGACGAAAAAATACCCCTATAGGGAGAAAATAAATACACATATATATAGTATACTATATAGTATATTTTTTTTTTTTTGAAAATATAGGTAAAAAATCGTCATATCGTCATAAACCTAGATTCTATAAGGGTTTGAGCCACATAATTTCGTCATATTGCCGTCATAAATCGTCATAAACCCCTTAATTTCGTCATATGAACAATGTAATCACAGCCTTTTTAGAGGGCAAAAAGAAAAAACAAGGTAACGGCCAAACGGATGGCCGCTCATTATTTCTATTCGGAAACTTGATTGCCGAGCACCGCGAAGATGGCCTGTATGTCACCAATGCCGGATGGCCGACCCGCACGACCAACAAGTGGCTAAATACACTTCCGAACGTAAGTGTATACATGAAAAGAAAAGAGCCCTACCTAAACGGCAACCAATGGGACGGCGAGATGACGCGTGTTAATCACAATCCTCAGCCGCATGCACCGCATGCAGGCATGTGCTTCGATGAGAGTCAAGAGTACGTCCGCTTGGATGGTTGGAGAGGCTATGCCAAGCCAAAGTATTCAGTTCACTGCGAGCCTGACACTGGTGCATGGGACGACAGCCCATACCCGAATGCTGAGCGCAACATCAAGGCTAAAACTTCTGAGCTCCGACGCAATAAAATACCATACAAGATCGTTACCCTTGAAACGTCAAACGTTTTTTGCGTCAACCACTTTATTGTTATACCACCAAAATTTTACGATGAATACACCCGGAATATTAATTAACGTAGTCAAATACCATGGGTACATTACATTCGAATGTTTAGAATGCTTTCAGCAGACTATAATAGATCGCGGTCAAAGGTCATTTCCTTTTAATGAGGACAACTTTTCAGCTGATGATGAATTAGAATGCCAACACTGCAGAACAATGCACTACGTATCAGGACTTATTGAAAATAAATTAATAATAAAAAAATCACATGATAACTAAACACGACCTTGACTACCATGGTTATGAAACCATGGAAGCCTACTTCGAAGCCATCTGCCAACACATCGAGGCCAACGAGCATTCAATAGCCCGTGAGATGCAGGCAAAATTATCCAACAAGCAACTGCTAGCCTTCGAGCAGTTTTTAGACGAGGCATATCACTATGAAATGCATGATGAGTTATGACACCACAAGAAAAAGCAAAAGAACTATTTGATAAGTGTGAGTTAAGTTGTGCAGGAATACTTTGCTTCGACGATGATTGGGAAGCCCTTGCCAAACTATGCGCATTAATTGCAGTTGATGAAATCATTAGAGAGCTAACTGAAGAAATAAGTCCAAGCGTCCACGGATTCAGGCATCAGTATTGGATAGAAGTTGAACAAGAAATCGAAAAGCTATGAAAATAAGAATAACTGAAAGTTGGCCGGCCGGTAGGACTATCGGCCTGTCAGTATCCCTGAGTTTGGATGACAGGGAGATACTCATCCATTTTTTATTACACGGAATATCTATAAAGCTATGATGAACGAAAGATTACAGGCCAAGTACATGACGGTCTTAGAGGACATGTATGTAAGAGACAGCTATACCTTAGCTGAGATCAGAGAAAAGCACCGAATCAGCCAATACTTTTTAATAGTGGTAAAGAAACTAGGCTATGTTAAAAAGATTGATGGCAAGAGGCAATACACTTGGAATAGCGGATCCCCAACCAAGCGACATCTCAACCGGATCAAGGTCGAGTTGATGACGGTGATGTTAAAGAAAAAGAAGACAACACCACGTCCAGAAAAGACAGTTATTAAATTATTTTGGGGGCTTATCACATATGAAAAATAAATTCCACATCTGCTACTACCTGAGTCCAATCCTCTGCTCAGGTGTAACGATAGAGGCAGACAGCGTTCAAGAGGCAATTGACAAATCAAAAATTCCGCAACATGAAATCATCTATGTCGCCAACCTTAAAGCGGTACATCGTGACCTATGACAATGGCAAGTCACTAAAGCTATTCGCTACTAATCCAATGACAGCTATGACTCTTGGTAGTATTGTCAGTGATCATATCATCACAGACGTGAAGCAGGCTGTAGTTCAAATGAGTATTAACAAAATAAATCCAAACTAATATGTATGCAATACTCTTTATCGCAACAATGCTCGGGATGGGCCTTGTTGCACGCATCAAGAACGATATCCTACGGGCTGCCATTGGGCTGCCAATGGTCGTCGCAATGTTCATGTTAGGCATGATGACCTTTGCATCAGCAATCAGTGCGCAGTGGAAGCCTGATCGGGCTGACTACGAGGTCTTGAGTGACGGCAACTTCTATACAACCGCTCATGACATGAACACAGCATTATCCATTGCTCTCAACACTCTTGAGTACAACGGAGCCAAGATGCATACGCTGAATGTCAACCGCAAGGATGTTGACGCGCCATTGTATAATTACTTCCACCGTTCAGAAGAAGAGGGCCGATTCTACATGGTCTACGTTGCTAGAACAAAGACGGGCTATGTCATTTGGTTTAGATATCTACCTGAGGGTCCGGTAGAATTTGAGGAAGAATATACAATCATTGAGTATGAAGGCTTGGAATGACGTCACTCAGCATCACACACCATGGAAGACAATAGATGGAGAGTACTTCATCGACATGGGTGTAAAGATAGAGAGGCTCCACAGCGGAGCCTTTCGTATCTACAATGTAAACACTAATAACTTCGTAGAAGTGAGCCAAGACCAATACGATATATTCAATCGCCATGGATTTAAGCCAGGCGCATATAGGGTCATGATGGATCATCTTGTTGATGAGGTTAGGAGGTCTAAATATAATTTAGACAAACGAAAGAAAATTATTGCAAAATATTTGCAATTCAAAAAGAAATATATTAATTTTGTTCAAATTTAATTAACAATATGTCGCACTGGAGAAATTTAATGAAAGACAATAAGTACCTAGGGAGTTGGGACTTAGAGGTCGACGGCAAGTATGAGCCGAGAGTAGTAACAATCGAGAAGATTTATCAGGACGTAATGGTCGGTGAGATGGGTAAGGAAGACAAGGTGTTCATCAAGCTCAAAGAGTTTCAGAAGAGCATGGTGGCTAACCGGACGAACTTTAAAAGACTAGAGATATTCTTTGGGTCATTTAACTTCAACGACTACATTGGTAAAGAGATTGTGCTTGGTGTTGAGAAGGTTAAGAGTCCACAGGGTGTGGTTGATGCGTTGCGATTTAGCACACGTCCGTTACCTAAGAAGGAGAAGCCAACCATCACACCTGAGCGATTTGCCAAGGCCTTGCAGGCCATTGCTGATGGCAAGACCACAGCTGAGAAGTTAATCGCTGATTTCAATTTAACACCTGAGCAACATGCTGAAGTTACGAGCAAGTAAGTGTGCACCGCTATTCAATAGCGGCTCACCAGGACTGACGCCATTGCAAGCTGCAACGCTTGATGGCTTACTCAGTAAGATAGAGCTAACGGCTGCTCAAGCCAAGAAGCGTGACGAGTTAGTTGCTAAACGTGACGCTAAGCCTGACCTAAGTCAAGGTGCCAAGACGTTGATCGAGGAAATCATTGACGAGAAGGTATACCAGTACAAAGATCACTTCTGGAGCAAGGAGACTGACAAGGGCACTGCTGTTGAGGACGAGGCAATTGAGCTATACAACCGCATCTTCTTTACGTCATACAATAAATTGTCTGACAATGACAAGTACGCATACCTCGACACACCACTTATGCATGGTCACCCTGACGTTGTTGACAAGGAGAGGCTCAAGGTGTTGGACATCAAGTCGTCATACACCAAGAAGACATTCCCAAAGACTGAGGAGAAAGCCGCTAAGAAGGTTAAGGAGTCAGGGTATGACTGGCAGGTGAAGGCATACCTATGGATGCTACGTCAAATGACTGGCCTTGATTGGCGTGATGGTGAGGTGGCATACATGTTATGCAACACGCCTGAGGAATTGTTGGGTGAATGGGACGAGCCGTCGTTGCACTACATGGATGACATTGACGACAATATGCGTGCGACGATTGTGAAAGTCACTCTGACCGACGATGACATTACAACGATTGAGAATTGGCTTAAGGTGGCTAATGATTATGCTGATAAGTATATTGCTGTACTAAAAACCAAGAACTCATGAGAGTCCGGTTGTTGACAGATGGTGGCTATGGCTTACGTCATGATGAGGTCGGTAAGATCTACGAGGCCAAGCGTCACAACTATGGCTACTTAGTTAATGTTGGTAGTGATGAGTTGTATTTCTACTCTGATGAGGTTGAGATAATTCAAGACCACATTTACTTCTTAGAAGTGGCAGAAGACAAGGCTGCTTTTAAATACCTTGTCGCAATAATTATAGCGACCATGCTATGCATAGCCGCAACTATTTATGTAATCTTTTAATTATCTATATGTTTAAATTCAAAGGGATTGTCTACAAGGTAGGCAACTTGGAGGTCATCTCCGAAAAGTTCAGCAAACGCGAACTAGTGTTAACCGATGCTGCTGAGCAGTATCCGCAGTACATTTCATTTACATTTGTGAAGGACAAGTGTGCACTTCTTGACAACCTAGCTGAAGGCCAGGAGACAGAGGTATCGTTCAGTTTGAAAGGCCGTGAGTGGACCAGTCCGCAGGGTGATGTCAAGTACTTCAACACAATTGAGGGATTTGCAGTGACTGGTGCAACTGTAGCGCCTAGCGCTCCAGGATCAGGTCACACTGACGACGCGCTTCCTTTTTAAGAAGTTGTTTGACCCACTAGTCTGGGGATTGGTTTGATTGATGGGTGTTGACTAGGGCACCCATTTTTAATCTAATTTAATATGTGGTACTCAACATCTTCGGCTAAGCAGCCGACCGACCCTATTGTAGACAGGGTAATCGCTAAATATCATGAGAGGTCCCAAGCTGGGATCAAGAAGTATGGTACGATGCTAACGCGTGACGATCTCAGTGAGCTTGATTGGTTGAAACATTTGCAGGAAGAATTGCAAGACGCAACTCTCTACATTGAGAGATTGATGATTGTGAGAGATATCGATCGTTTGGAGCCAGTGATGAAATTCATGGAGGCCCTTAACATAACCATGGAGTCTGTATTTGAGATAACAGATAATGATGGAAACCCTAAGAATGTAAGGGTATCAGATGTATTTACAAACCTTTAAACAACAAGAACAATGAAAACAGCAGTAGAATATTTAGAAAGTGTTGAGGTTGATAAGTTTGCTAAAGATAGCATTAAACATAGATACAATAGTTATGGTGAAAACATAACTTCAGAAACTCAAAAATT